TATCAATTTCAGGGTCCAGGCCCAAAACATCATTCAGTTCATTTGCGGCTGTTACCAATTCTTTCTTCTTCAGCTTTGCCATGATTTCCTCCTGTTTAGAAATAGGCGTTTGAAATTTAATAAGAGCGAATATTAAGATTTAATCCTTCACATGTCAAGGTTTCTTCGTAAATAATTTGCAGTATCCTCTCCCTCGAGACTCCTTTTAACATAACCTCCTTTTTTACTTTCTTCATTTTCTTTTTAAGATCTGTTATTTTTCTTTTGTTACCGCGTAGTGTAGCAAAATCCATAGTCACATTCAAAGATAACATGAACCAACGCAATAAAGCATCTTTGGACCAAAACGGCATATCTGGATATAAACATAGCAAACTACCAAGACAATGTTTTTCATTATCCATTACAATGCCATTCAGCAATATATCTGAATCGGATAATTTAGCCGCCATTGCAACCCCCTTTACTATGTAATATAACCATCACGCCATTTTATTTAGGGCAAATTTAGGAATTTATGTAATTGTGCGTTAATTGTCACATAATTTCCTAGATTATGTATTATGATTTGATTCAATATAGTTTGGTAAGAAACCATATTCTTATTATTTATATTGATTGGTGATATTGCAAATCTACAACGCACACCCAATTCTTGATTATTTACAAGCCATTCAATTTCTTCCATAGCTTGGCTTAAATGATCCAAATTCTCCACAACATATTTAATCGTTGTGTTCGGCTTGCTCAATGCAAAACTGTGCAATTCCACATAATCAACAAGATCAACATTCAAATACATTTTACGGTCGATTATCCAATGTGCAATATCGGCCTCAACTGTTTTTGGAATTCTTTGGGTGCCATTGGTTTCTATCGATACTTTTTTGTTCAATGGCAAAAGAACAGTCAATAATTTATTTACACCGGCCCTTTGCAAGAGTGGCTCTCCTCCGGTAATAAGCACATTATCTACCAGAATCAATTTCAATATTTCTTCTACAATGAGTTCATATTGATTATGCGTATCTACAGTGTATTTTGAATCACACCATGGACAATTAAGATTACATCCTTGTAATCTAATAAAAGTAGCTATAGAACCTTGCGGAAAAGCCCCACCAACCTCCCCACTCATAGAAGTGAAAATTTCACTTACACTTATTTTAATCATCAAACACTCCATTCAGCATAACTGGTAGGGGTTTCGTACAAACGAACCATTTCAACTCGAGTGGATTTTGGAATAACTCGAGGGATTCCCTCTTCAGCTAACCAAACAACCATCATTTCTGCAGTAGGACAATGCGCCGGGAAATTTGCCATAATCGACGTGGTAATAACATCATTCAAACAATGGTGATCCATTTGCTCGATTATTTTGTTAATAGATTTCTTAACCACGGCAAAGTCAACAACCATCCCATCACTGTTTAGTTTATCTGCAGAAAGTCCCACTTGAAGTTTGTATGTGTGTCCATGCAGATTGAAACATTTGCCTTTATGCTTGGGGAGATGATGTGCCGAATCAAATGTGAATTCTTTTACAACTACGATTTTACTCATTTACCCACCCCTTCTATTTCATCCAATTCCTTTAGTACATCATGGCCTCTGTTGGACATATATGAAGATTGCTGCTTGAACAAACGTCTTCGGAGTTTGATAAACTGTTCGTCAATGTGCCGAATCTTTGTATTTGTAACCCGTTCTTGTGGATACTTTTCTTTGATAATCTCTGCAACATCCTCTGGGGATACATAATCTTCATAGTGCTTCAACAGATGATTGAGAACCAAAAAAGAACATTCCTTGTGCGTAGACATAATACCACTCCTATGATTAAAGGGTTATTTGTTTGATTTTTCAAAAATTACAATCGGCGCGTCATTGTTGTGTTTTTTGTAGGGACTTTATATTCTGCATCTATAATAATACTCCCTTTTGAATCTCTATCCAAATCACTGTTTAGTAATGACCTGACTTCATCTGTTTTATTCACATAGATCAAAATGTTTGCATTATCTGGCACTGATTCCAAATAATTTTTCAATTGAATTGCTAACATTTTTTATTCCTATGATTAAAGGGTTATTTGTTTGATTTGCCGGGGTTGCTCGACAGTTACCGTATTTTGGGTGAACCATCCCCCGGCATGTTAAAGAACGACTATGGGGTTTTTATTGAGGCCCATAGTCCTCAAAATTAAAATCGCCACATCTCCAAAATATCCTAAACAGCAAAAGGCCACCCACCCAACACACCCAAAAGCATATTTCCGTAGCACAATCTTAAAGATAGCTACCAAGAAAGGGTCTGCCCATTTGTAACCTCTGCAGTATTTTACACTGGTGTGCCGCACTAAAGTCACCATCTCTAACAACCAACTCATTCAACCGCATTATCCCAATCTCTTTTTCCCTATCAGTTTGGTTCATTCCATACATCGCAGTTACATGGGCATACTTTCGTTTATCTTCAGAAAAGTTACTCTTATTCAATGTTTCTTGTTCATACGATGCAGCATCTGCTTGTGTTGCGGTAATCACCAACATATGACGTTCCTGGGATAGCCTTCTCAAATTTTTCCATCGCTGGTTTTGCTGATTCCTAAAATCCATTTGCATTCCAGCAGATCTTTCCGGACCCATAATATCCGCATAATCTATTACGCATATATCAGGAACAAATCCTGTTCTTTCCAATAAATCTAATTGCCCATCTATCATACCTGTATTCAGTGTATCGTTGGCATACGTGGCCAACTTAAATCGCTTGCTATGCTTTTTTCTAAATTCTTTCATTTTCTTGTAAGCATATTTCCAAGTCAATGTGGGCACTGGATCTCTCCAGGAAATCCAAGGAACGATTTTGGCCTTCTTGCAATTCCTACAAGGAACATAATCAGGAAATTCTTTTCTTTTCTCAATCAGTTTGTCTAATGTGATTTTAGAAAACTTTTCTTCTGGCAGTTCATTGAAGATACCAAAATCACATTCTCTATCAGGGCTATCACAAGAATCATTTTGGTTGTATAAGCAATCAACAACAGGAACAAACATGCCTTGGCAATATCTTTCTTTATCGGACCTCTTGGAGAAATAAATACCCATTCTTCGTAACTGTTCTTTTTCAGACATATCTCCAGCTTGGAAAAATATTACATTGGAACCAGTGCGTATTCCCCTTATTGCCATTTCTAGTAGAAGAAATGTTTTTCCTCTTTTCTCCGGTCCTAACAATGCAACGAAACCCCCGCGCACTAATTGATCATTCCAAAACTGACCTAGTGCGCGAGGGAATTTTATTAGAGGTTCTGATTTCTGCTGAAATGCATCTTTTATTAGCAGTGGAACTGAAAAAGGTTCTATAACATGCGTAGAATCTGCGACAGGTTGTTTGAAATTACTGGCTTGGTTTAGTGCTTCGTCTAAATCATTGCGATTTAGTTTTTCCTGTATGTCTTCTGTAAATCGAACTATATTCTGTTTATTGAAATACTGTTTAGTTTGATCTACCAGATAATCAGTATTGAATTTAGACCGTTCATAATCGTCACTTAAACTATCCAGTATGTTTTCAATGTCTTCTGCTTGTTCTTTTTGCAGAGTCGATAATTTATTAGCAAAAATATCTTCAATATTGATTTTAGGGGCGCATCTATACTGACGATAATATTCTAAACACCAAGAAATAATCTGTTTGGCTGTTGAAGATTCAATATATACCGGATCATATATATCTAAGATTTGGGCTATGTATGCATCAGATATAATAAATCCGGTAACAATTCGTCGTTCAATAAACTTATCAGACATTGATTAAGCCCCTTCAGCGACTTCTACTTGTTCAGCATTTTCAACAACCATCACTAATTGTTCTTTGCGAATATATATTATCGCACCATTACGACATTCAAAAAAATAGAAATGGAAGTGGTTTTCACGCTCTAAATCAGGTCTTCGTATAGCCAATAATTCCATTTCATTCACTGTTGTAATAATCTGTAGATACTTAAAATCAGGCATGATATTAACCTCTCAAATCTTTTCCATTGGTTCCGATAGTAATACACATTCCATTTATTCTTGATGTGATTCTATCATCTTCCCACCTTTTGGCTAATTCGCAAGTGCTTTTATTGGAAGTGATAATTGTGGCTTTCTTATGGGAATAGCGATAATCTATAATCATATGGAACATCTGCAAAACCCATTCACTACACTTTTCAACTCCCAAATCATCAATTACTAATAAATCTACCATGCAGTATCTATTCAACATTGCTTGTTCATCTCTATCTTTGTCTGAATAACACCTACGCAAGTTAAAAAGAATCTGTGTGGCAGTTTCAAATATAAAATCAACCGGGCCTATTCTTTCAACAAATCTTGTATGCATGCATTCCAGCACTGTTTGGGCGGCTTTCGTGGTTTTGCCTGTTCCTGCTGGCCCGGTAAAGAATATGCCATCTCCACATTGTATATTCTTCAGCAAGAGTTTTTTGTTAATGGAAATTTTGTTTTTTTGCAATGCATCTTTTATACGTGGGGTGAACTTACACATAATTATTTCTGCATCCCATTTAGCTTCTCGTTTGCAATACTCACATTGTGCTCTTTTGTAATTTCGTTTGCATATATCGCATACCGGCATGTTATACACCCCCTTTGCTTTATTATATAACCATCTCGCCGTTTTATTTAGGGCAAAAATAAAAAAAGTCTATTCTACTACATTTCCTTGGGGATCGTATAAGACGTCATCAATCATTTTGTAAACATTGCGACTATATTTTTCTTCTAATGTTTCTTTAGAACTTAATCCTACAATAGATTCTTCAGAACCAGTATCTCTTTCCATGGCACTTTCAAGATTCAAAAATTTATTACGCAGAGTAGCACCTGATAAAATCACTGGTATATATTTGCCACCTATTTTCTTGGAATACCATTTCAAAGCGCGTCTTACGCGCGATCTCTTAATTCCACAACTGGAGCATAATTTTCTAATTTCATTGGCCCAGGAATTTATCTGAAATGGTTGGATAGTTATATTTCTATTTGATTCAACAATCTCTGCTAGTGTTTTGGCTAGAGTAATATACGGCTTATTCTTATCTCCAGTAGACTTGGTTTTTGTAGCTGCACATTTCTTCTTGGTAGGTTTGGTAGGTTTGATTCCTGGTTTGGTTGTTCTTCTCATAATAACTGATTCCTCCTTTTGCTGTAAATTGCTGTTGACAAATTTTTCGGGACAGTGTTTTTTATTTTTAATATTTTTAGTATTAGTATTATTATATATATGTCCCGAAATTTTTGTCGCCCTGTAATTTACGGGTGATTTTTTTTGATTATTTTTAAGTGGTTTCTTTAGATTATCAGGTGATTCCATACATTTATGTGAAGACGAATTTTTTCTACTTTTTTTAACTTTTTTTTTATTTTTTGTAACTTTATTATTTAATTGGTTTTTTTTATTATGGTTATTTTTTTTGATTTTTAAGTTACTAGGTGATTCCATACACTTATGTATAGATACCCCCCGGCAATTTTTGACCTCCCCCCGGCAATTTTTGACCGGGGGGGTCTCTAATCTACTATATAAATTTCTAATCTTCGTGGCATATTTTTTATTGTATTCTTTATTTATACGTAATGTTCTTGTTCTATTTCCAGAATCAGTTATTGTAGTATCTATGAATATGTAATGTTCTTCTTCTAATTTAGAAATCATCTTACGTATCGTTCGCATAGATATATTAAGTAATCTACTCAAATATCGATTATTAACACTGTATTGTTTGTACTGTTCAGGAGCCAAAGATAATAAGCACCCAAGAAGAATCATTTCCCGTGCAGATAGATTGGGATTGACTAATGCTTCTGCAGGAATAGTAGGATTAAATAATCCAAGATTATTGGGTTTTATGTGCATCTTCATTACCTGTTTATTATGTGTTTCAACTCGAGCAGATTTTCAACTCGAGCAGATTTTCAACTCGAGCAGATTTTCAACTATTCCATTGGGCGTTCGATATATAGAATCTTTTTCTTATCATACTCTTTCAATCGATTCCAGTTGATTGTGTAGAATCGATATCGATATTGTAGGTTGATACTCGGCCTTCGTTCGGAGAATATAAGACCAGCTTCTTCTGCCATTTTTCTCCATTTACGCATATGATATGTGGTGGTGTTGAAATACTGACATATTTTTTCATATCGAACAGCAAAAGAATCTCCATGTTCTATTTCCCCTCGTTCTTTCGCTTCTTTGTATTCGTAAACCAAGAAAGCAACATAAGCGGCGACTAGAGGCCCATGCAAGTTTATTATCCGCCCATGTAATTCTAGATATCTTTTTCGAAAGATACCATTTTGTCTGTTCTTGTTTTTCTTTAGTGTTCTTGTTTGTGGGCACATGTTTTAACTCCGAATATGTTGTAAGATTTTATGTAGGCAATTCAAAAAAGCCCACCCCCATGATCCGGTATTCATGGGGGTGTTGGGCTTGCAAGAGGATACTTAAAGGAGGGAAATGAGTGCCTGATTCGCTCTTGCTGTATAAAGCATACATATAAATCTTAATAAATGCAATACGCATTTCAAAATAATTACCTACGGAAAATCTCGCGAATAAGCGCATTGGCCTCCGTTTGTGGTAAATTGCCGGGGTCTCCTGTAATGGGCACGATTTTGGCCTCTTTTCCTCGGAATAATATGTCTGCCTGTAATTTTTTTGCCCTTACTATTGCTTGTGGATCATCATCAAAGGCAATAAAAATACGATTGAACAATTTACACAACCATCTTAATTGTGATAAAGAATAGTCTATTCCAAAAACTCCTACAGCTTTATATCCGAATCTCCAAACATCTGTAATCCCTTCGACACATATTATCGAATCTCCCCATTTATCAGATCTACCATAAAGAATATTCTGGTGTAATATTTCTTCTCTATGCTTGGGACATGCCAAATATTTCACTTTGTGTTTTTCAGTTATGTCCCTCGCCTGAAATGATACTGGTTGTCCTTGCCAAGAAATAGGTGCTAGTACCCTATGGCTGTAATTTATACCATCTAACAATGATACAGGGCCAGTCCCCAAAACACCCCACATCTTCTCTATTTTATCTGGATCGAAGTTACGTTTTTCTAAATATCTACGGTGACGCACACCCATTTCCCTACAATCGCTTGGTAGTTTATGGGGTTTGATTTTGATTTTTTTGTTTTGGCTGGCTATTTTGCTTTGCCCTTTATATTGCCTAATCAGTATTTTAACATCGCTGGCAGAAATATTCAGCAATTTGGCTAGGGTTATATTCGTAGGGTGCCAACCACATCGCCAACAATACCATTGTCCTGTATCGAGGTTATTGCCGAGATGCATTCCAGGATTTCCAGTACAGAAGGGACATTCCATATTAACCCATCCGGGCCGACAATGTTTATGCCCTTCTGTTTGAAACTGGATATTATGGTCTTGTAATAGTCTAATTATGTCCATTTTTCAGATATAATTTACACTTCATTCTAAAGGTGCGATAAAAAGAACAAGTATCCCCTTTTTTGCATGTTGCACAACAACTGCAATCAACATATTCCCGTCCATACGAATCAACAGGTCGGGCTTTGCCTAAACACCATTCTGGTGGATTGGGCATGTGACCGGCGAAAAACCCCCATGGTGGCTCATTCGCTGGTGGTTGTTTTGACTTCTTTCTTTTCATATTGGGTTTTGTTTCAGTATTTACTTTTCTTTTCATCTTGGGTTTTGTTGTTCTTTTGATAGTTCTTTTCATTTTCATCCTCCGTATTTAAGGTAAATAGAAACAGCATTGGTGATTGCTACTATTACAATAGTGATCACGAAAACAATGAATATAATCCATTCCATCATTTTAATTACATCTTGTTGTTTATTTCGCATAGACACAGAATAAAACCAGAAATTAAGAATTGTTGCTAATAAAATCGCAGAACACCATATCTTTATTTGCATGGGTATCATCCTTAATTCACAGCTAGTTTAATTTCATCAAAACATTTCCAAATTTTACCCCAAGACCATCCTAATTCTCTTAATTTACGATATACATGCCCTCTACTCTTCTTTGGTTTACCTTGTTCTATAAACTCGAGTGGGTTTTGGAATATCATCATCACAATCGATTGGGAATCAAGACTTAAAGCCATTATGGTTTCATGAAATGAATAAATATGTTCCGGGCAACAATCGTGTATCGGTTCGTAAACTGATGTATCTACATCTATTTCTAAATCACCACTTATGTGTGCTTGTTTCTTGCAGTATGCTAACATCGCATTCTTGAATATATTATGCATATACGTGCTTTTCTTTGTTCCTTTGTTAGGATTAAATTGTTCATGGGTTTCGTAGTATGCTATGCAAGCAACAGATACCAAATCATCGACATCACAATAAGACTGATAGTGAAATCTCCATGCTAAACTATAAATCATATTCAAGTAATTCTCAATCTGCATTATCAAGCCCCATAAGTTTTGAGTAATTCAGATAACATAGAACTTTCCTCCACAATACTGCCATCTACAATAGATGTAATCACTTTACGTTTTTCATCTATTAGTTTAGCAATTTGTTCTTCAATAGTATTCTCTGCCAATAAATAATATATATTGACACTGTCAGATTTCTGTCCAATACGATAAATACGGTCTTCCGCTTGATCGTGCTCCATAGGGGTCCATCCTAATTCGACAAATGCCAAAGCATTAGCTGCTGTAAGAGTTATACCTACACCAGCGGCTTGAATATTACCAACAAATAATTTTATTTGGTCTTCGTTTTGAAATCTATCTACAGCTTCTTGCCTTTTGTTAGCGGATGTGGAACCATCTATCTTAATAGCCACATTCTTAAACGCATTCATAATCAACTGTATTGTTTGTTTGTGAACAGCGAATACAACCAGTTTATTGCCTGTTTCCAAGAAATCGTTAATCCAAGAAATTGTTTCTTGTATCTTGCCTTCCATAGCTAATTGTTTTAGATAATTTATCTTTACGAGGTGTTCTGCATTCTTGGCTTTTACAGCCGCTTTATCACCTCGAGTCTGTTTTACCCAAGCAATAAAATCTTTTTCAGCTCGAGTATATTTATTACGGTGTGTGGTCGATATTGGAAGGGGAATTACCGAGCGGACTTTAGGTGGAAGATCTGTTAGCACATCGACTTTTTTCCTTCTAATCATAACACCCATTAGTTTCTCATGTAATTCTTCTACATTGGAACTGCCAGAGAAATCCCATCCGAATCCATTGTATGAAGCATCACAATATCTTTTACCATAATTCCATCTACTGCCCACCAATGATTTATTGATAAGACTCAGCATATTGTATAATTCAATAGGTCTATTCTCAATAGGTGTTCCAGTCAACCCTATTATATGCTTCACATACTTACGAAGTTTTTTGACTGATTTAGTTTGTGCTGTTTGGTTATTCTTGATTTTATGCGCTTCATCCAATATAAGCACTTTAGGATTATATTGAATGATATAATCCACCCATCCTGTGTTGGGCACTTCTTTTTTCTTTCCACCTATTGTTTTATATGTGTTTCGCAATATATCATAATTAACAATAATCACATCCCCATATAACTGTTCTTTGTTTTTTGTTCCTGATAAGATTTGAATCTTTTGGTTGCTATTACTCCATTTTTGTATTTCTCTTTCCCAATTGAGTTTCAAAGAACTAGGCACGACAATAATCGCTGGTCTCAATTCAGGATGTAATTCCAACCACCCAATCGCCTGTATGGTTTTCCCCAGCCCCATATCATCGCCAATAAGCGCATTGCCTTTAGTCTGTTCCAAAAATTCAATGCCTTGTTTTTGGTATGTAAACAAAGGTATATGGGCAATGTTTTCCGTGTTTATTTGGGGCGAAACAGGGGCATTCTTGGCCTTTTGTTGTGTGGTTATACTTTGCCCCACCTTAAAGCCCAAGCCCTTAAAAATCTCCACGTTTTTCGCTAAAAATGGTATGTACCAACATTTTTCTTTCGGATCATACTTTCTACCATGTATTTCTTTCACCGCCATTACTAATTTGGCATCATAAGCAAATTGCACTCGGATAAGATTATCCACCATATCTATTCTATTTTCAATGGTGGGTTTCTTATATTGGTCCATGTCCACTTCAATTACTTCATCTGTATCGTATATTTCTTGAATAACAGATTTTGGAAACCAACTTTTGATTTCTATTTGCTTGACTTTTTTCTTAATGGTGGGAACAGCATCCATTTCAAAATTCTTGGTGGGTATTCCGAAACATTGTTGGGCGCAGATAGGCCCAACACCCGCCTCTTTCGAGACGGGGTTGGTTAGAGTCCTTCCACACAGCATACATCGACAGATGTGTGGTTTAGTCACATCCATC